AGATAGAGCCAGACATCCTTGGTCGCCTCCCCCGCGTAGGCGAAAACCAGAACTCCTATCTTATAGCACAGAACAAGGTCTTTGTCTATAAATTCACCTTTGCTTAATGCTATTGGAGACAATATTTTAATTAAGAGTCATTTACGCCAGCGGTTGAGGTAAATCATCATCGTATCCCAGCCGGATGCTGCATGCAAACGATATCCACGCGACCATCATTCCTATAGAGCCATAATTCTTTATTAGGATCCCGCCATTGCATACAGCACCTTACCTAAACCTCACCTTCAGCGTTTAGGTGCATAGGCCAATCTCTTAATCTCGTGCCACAAGAGAAATAATAGATCACAAATGGCGTGAGCTAAGTGAGGCAATCCACTTTCCGGATCGGCCCACTCCCCGCCCTCTTTATCATAGAATAACTTCCATTCAGCCAAATGCCGCTGGGCAGCATCGTAATTACGTTGACTAGGGGTACCCTGCTTATTTATTCCTACTATTTTCCAGTTGTCCGGAGCATATTTAATAGCCCCAAAGGTTAAAACCTTAACCACTAACCTAAGAGGCTCTAATGGTAAGAGGCCCCAGCGGTCTTTATTCTGATCATACTTAATCCCTTTTTTTAGCATTTTCACTTTTCTCCAACCAAGGAATTAACTCTCTTGTATTCTTTATTCTGATTTGCGCATTAATATGCCTATTGTATGGCCTATCTATTAATATGATCCTATCGTAACTGCTGAAATTCGGGCTATCCTCTACCAGGTAAGTATCCAGCTCTTTATCTAGCCTTTCTCTTTTTTGCTTCGTATCGAGATAGTGCTTAGTACAATCTCCAATATTTGCCGTGATCCAAAGCTTCGTGTATTTTCGCCAATCTTCCGGCTGGCAGGTCCATAATTCAAAATGTCTTATAACTTTACTGACAGGCAGAAAATATTCTGTTATAGGTGCATAGATGAGACAGGAATACCGATCTTCCTTAATCCAGTCAAAGATATCCTTATTTTTATGCTTCCAAAACCATTCCTGGGGGTAGGGAATACCTAGTTTATGGTTCAGGTAGGAACAGAGATCCCTTAGGACTCCGTCCAGGTCGAAGGCAATTTTCATTTTTTTCTTTGTGTGATCCCGATAACATTGGCTCTATTTTCGATAGCCTGCTTAGAACGGTTAAGGACCTTGGCTATCAGATCCTTATCTTTGCGGTAATAATACTTACGCAATATGTCGTCGTCGAATTTTGACCAGGCCTGGAAGCGCTTAGTTACCTCCGGCGCATCTTCCAGGATCTTGATTATTTTACTCTGAATATTTTGGGTTTGTTTGCGCGAAGTTTCCATATATTCACGTCCTTTTGAATAATTTGCCCTTTGTCTATGATCAAACGGATTGCCCCCCAGTGGATTTCCCCGGAACATTCCCGGGAACCAAAACGGCCGCGGGCCAGCTGCAATGCAGGCGTAATAAAAGCCACTTTCCCGGGAACCTCTACCCAAATGTGGTAATGCGCATGGCTGCGGACAACTACGTCTACCTTAGGGCCTGTTTCGTTAGCTTCTTTAACCAAAGCCCACATTAGTTCGCGCAGGACCGCTGTAGCCCGGCCATAAGGTATAATTGAGGTAGATACCTTATGGCGGATATCAAAAGTCAACCCTTCTATCTTAAGGAATAAATGTCCTTCAATCTTGGTAGGTGTACCGCGATCATTGAGGCGCTCAGCTATCTGGAATTCATAATCTTCGGCTTCCTGGCCAACGTGATAAGGCGATCCGTAGGTCATATATATCTGTTTTGCCTCCCACATTTCCAGTAGATCTACAGCCATACCGGCCTGGACAGAACGATCAGGAGTAATTAATTCTGCTCCTCCCTGGCGGGATTGCTTGCCGTCTATCATATCCCCGTTAGCGATGAGGATATCCGGCTTAGCCCATTTATCAGTCATATCTTTATAAGCATAGTATGTTTCTTCTTGAAGGGCGCGATGGTGAGAAGCCTTAAACTCCCTGGGGTGGGTAAGGCCATATATATTACCGCTTTGAAAATCAGATACGAGGACTACGCTTTTCGTAGGTTTCTCCTTTATTTACTTACTGCTCCCTGAACTGCACCGGCGGCGGCGGCTTTAGCCAGTTCCGTGGCCACATTCAGAATTGCGGTCTTCTGCTCATCAGTCAGCTTCGGCGCATTCTTTTCAATTTGCTCTTTGATGATTGCAACAACTGATGCTGTGGGTAACATGCCGATCAACGATTTTATTAATTTTACGAACACATTTCCTCCTTTTTTAGTCGTTCCACCAATAACCTAATAATTTCATATCCGGCATAGCCTTGAATATCTGATTTAATTCCGAAGGATTAGGCTCCTTGGGAATAATGTCTTGAAGGCGGGGAATCAACCTTAGGTTCGCCGCGACTGATTCTGAACAGAACTTACCAAAAGGGCTCTGGATCCACCGGATTCCGGTAAGCTGCCCTATAAGGCCTATAAAATCGTACCTGCGGGCCCACCATGGTTTGGCAAGGTCTTTTTCTACCTGCTGCCTTATAATGTCTAATTCCTTGCGGTCTACCGGGTCAAATTGCCAGAACTTAAGAAATGCTTGCTTTATGAGGCATTTCTCGATAGGCACTTCCTTATACCCATTAGGATTTTGGGTTGCCACCTTTCCCGGATGGACCATTATCTCTGCGTGGTTATAGTTATCCTTGGAGTGCCACCGGATAGCCCAGCCAAATAGCCCTTGGCGGTCTTCTGCGACGATGAATATAGGTAAACTGTTTTCAGGAATCGTGCGCGGATCTATCCAGGGATAGTCTTCTTTAGGGGTCAACTTTTCCTTCCCGCCTTCTCGGCGCTGCTTAAGATTGATGCTATCGTAGTTATGTCCTCGAGTAACCCCGGCTTAATGGCCGGGTTAAGCTTATAGATAAAGTCTTTATGCTTTTTAATAGTCTCAAGCATGCACTTGTAGGCTCCGGGAGTGAAGATGAGGGTTACAGGCTTATCCATTGAACTCCCTTCTTAATTCGCTGAATAGGGGTATCTGAACATCTTCTTTGCGCTTTGACTGCACTGCCCAATCGCAGGTATGCTCTGTGCAGAATATAAAGATGCCTTCCCTGGCCAGAATCCTGCTTTTACACTTAGGGCAAATATTCTCCCGAGATATAGGAGTTTCTTCACTCATTTTTTCATTAGGTCAATTACTACCTTAAAATTATCATCGACCTTCTTTTCTAGTTTTCCAACGCTATCCGTAATTCTCTTCTCCAACCCATTTAGATTACTTGAACTATTCTCGTGCATAATTTTGCATAACTCTTTCTGCACAAATTCGACCTTGATGGTTTTTTTGAATTCATCAAAACGTTCATAAACCCGATCAACTTTGGAATTGAAATACTTATAAATACCTATCGCCGTGCCAACATTTGTTACTAATAAACTCGCCAGTCCTATCCATTCACCAAGCTGCATTTATACCTCCGTAGTATAGATCATCCAGACCAAGCGCTCATATTGATAATAACTCCGTAATTACGGGTTTCTTCGTCAATAGTATCTTGCATATTCCCGGTAACAACTCCGATTCCCGATTCAATGAATGCTGAACGAACGGCAGAAGCTAATAAATGGACGGTTTTGTAATCTTTAGCCCAACAGGTAATTTCGACAATCCCATTATCAAGGCCGCTTTCTCCGGCAAGGCTCTTTACGGGAGTGATATCAGTTACATAAACAATGGCAGGAACGCTTCCACCTTGTGGAATTTCTATGGGGTAGATCCTTGATGAAACAATATCTGTCACGCTTGAGTCTTCAGATAATATTTTATAGATATCTGCCTGTATCATGTGCTTTCCTTTACCAATTGCGATATTTTATTAGCAAGAACATCTTTAAATTTTTCTAACGCTTTCCTCTGTGCCTTCTGGAATGCAACCTGAATAAAAGATATCTTTTTGATAAACTTGGTTCCGAACTCCAAGAATGTCCAATAATAAGCATCCAAATCGCGCTTTGACATTTTTCTGCCGTGTCTAACTCCAAAAATGACGTTTTCTTTGAAAGAATTGGGCTTAGACATTCGCTTGATATACATTGCCCTACGCAATCTACCCGTATTTATTGGAGCTAACATTTGCGCTTCTTTTTTTATTATCTTCGCACCCGCAACGAGCGCGCCTTTTAACGCCTTGCGCCCAATCTTAGGGCCGAGCTCAATCATTTTCTTTTCAAGCTCTTTAAGGCCTATAATTTGAACTGTAGCTCCGTTAGACATTTATCACGCCTTCCGAGCACATTAGCCATAATTCTTTGTGGCCCTCTTGATAATCAATAATGTACTTAATCATATATGTTTTACTGTTATACTCGCCTTTCATCCCCACTGCGACATCATCGCGATATCTGATCCGGATCTTAACGGTAATTTCGCTTTGGACTTGCTGCTGCGCCCAAAATTCACGTCCAGAAACAGGCTCTATTGCCGACCAGACAGTATCCAACTCTTCCCAGTTTGTATTTGGAGCGCCGAATTCATCCTTAGCTGGGCTTCCCGTGACGAGTTGTGATATTTTTAGTCTTTTATTAAGGCTGCCGGATTTCGTCATATTCCTATCTCTAATCTGTATGGAGCTAAAAGGTTCGCTAAAGTCTGATTGGCGGCCAATGGCTTTTCAAGTTGAGCCTCTCGGTTCTCATACATATCCGCTATCTGCATAAGTATGGCGGTTTTTATTGTTTTAGGTAGCGCCTCAGACTGCATAGGACTTTCTCCGGTGCCGCTATAACCGGCAACAAATAATACCCGTAAAGAATCCCCGGAATTAGATGTATCTGGCCAGGATATAACCGGAATAATAAGTCCCGGGGAGGAATCACTCACAATGTAGTCATCCTCGTCAAGCGTCTGTTCTGCATTATTGGTATCGAGATATTTTATGGATGTTACGGATATAAGAGGAGCAGGTAAGATAATGGGAGCATTATTAGCAGGAAAACTTTTGTCTCTTAACTCTACTGTTTGAACGCCTATCCTGCGAAATAGGTATTCTTCGCACATCTGCCTTGCAGCCGTGATAAGCGTTTCAATCAGGCTTTCTTCTGATTCTGAAAATTCCGCGCGCATAAACTCGGCGGCTTCTTCAACGGTTATCAGCTCATCCGGCTCAGTTATTAGTTTAAACATAAAGCCTCCTCAAGATTAACTTTATTAAAACATTCAAGAGCCGTATCGCGTGTCGCATTTATAACTTCGACACCTTCGTTCCTTAGATCTTCTGCAAGTTTCCAGAAATTCTTTACCCAGGTTTTGATTGGCATATCCTTATTTAAGAACCCTGGATGATCTCCGTGCCAATGCGATTTTTTATTCTCTCCGCGCTTCATGTCAAAACCCAACAGGATGATTTTGTGAGCCCCAAATAGAAAGGCAAGATTTATTGCTTGATAGCCGCCGTTAGCCCCATAATGTACCTTGTCTTTGCCTAATCCTTCGGATCTATGGCCTTCAATTCTGTTTAAGCCATACTTTCCTGTTGCCGGAATATCTTGCGTCCAGAGTTCGCCCTTAAACCTTAAAAGGACATCCTGGATATACCTATCCCACCATTCCCCGTCGCAGGCGTAAAGAACATCAGACCATAAAGCCATCTGGTAAGACGTATTTACGACAATTACCCTGCGGTTCTTGTCTTTTTTACGCCACGCTTTGACTTTTTCACAGTCTGACTTTGTGAGGCTTGGGCCACTTGCGATGACCGCCCATTCCCTGCACTCACCCCGACGGGGGATATAAAAGATGGTTGCCCTGAAGCTCTAAGGGCCGGGGCCGCGGAGTATTCCTCCGCAAGCCCGGCCTTAATGAGCATTTTGGCATAATTATCGTCTGTATCCACTATACGCCCCTCCGGGACGTTTCCAATCCCAGATCTTGAGCTTATAAATGGACGCTTAGCGATTATCTTCATGCCTTACCTTTCGTTTAGACGGTTAAATCGCCATACAGAACAGACGCAGGTCGTAATCCGCCTAATGCGCCGCGTTTCTCTGCGCGGATTGTGATCAGATTCTGCTGGAAGTTCGTATCGTCGCTCTCGGACATCTCAACAACCGTATCCTCACGAGTCAGATACAAAAATGCGATGTCAAACGCACCGACGAGTAACTTGTTCGCAGTCATGCTTGAAGTGAGCGCAATCGGTTTACCCCACAACGTTGGAACGATAGCTCCGAATGGAGAACCAACGAGATAACCCAGATTTTCATCCTTCAACCGCTCAATCGCACCCCAGGTAGCAGGATTCATAATAATCCCGTTAGCCGGATAATCAGCCGCGTCAAGAGCGCGGATAGCGCGGTTAGCGGAATCAATCGCGGTGTCACCAGAAGTCGGGGTGAACGCTGTGAAGTTCGGGGAAACGGTAATACCAATAAGATTCTGGCCAACGCCATTACCGGCCACAATCTGTGTTTCCTCGCGTAACTCAACACCGTAGCGCAGGCGATTTTCGATATACGCCACTAAAGCCGGTGCATCACTCAAGATCTGCCTGGAAACCTTAATCCAGTGAGCGATGGTTACGACAGGAGCGGAATAGAGCTCAAATGTCAAAACGCTTTCGGGTTTAGAGCTACCTTCAGCAGTTTCCGCGGCGTTATTGGTAAATACCAATTCGCGGGTAAATTCAACCGCATTGCTGGTAGTGTTACCACCAGGAATGAGGTCGCGAACACGTAAAGCACGAAATGCTCCGGGAATAATCCCAGGTCTACGATCAGCGGCAACCAATGTATCCGAGTTAGCCGCAGGACTGCCACTCTGGCCGGTAATCGTATTATTCCGCACTATAAACCCATTCTTCAGGGTAATGCGGCACTTATTGGTTGAACCAGATGCAAATGCCTTATATTGCGGGTCTTCGATAAGAATCTGTCCAAAAGATTTTGGAGATTCTTTACCGGCAAGAATACTCGTGGTAAGTCTCTGCTCCATAGCGACTAACTTGTCCGCACAGATCTGAACATTCTGTGCCGCTTTTTCGGCAATAGCTACGGCATTCGCAATACCCTCTTTAGTACCTTTTTCCTGCTCCTTAACCAATGCCTTGAGAGCTTCGTGGGCATTATTCTGTGCTGTCTTAAACTCTTCGAACGCTGCCTTCAACTGTTCTGGATTCATATCTTCTTCTCCTTTTTAGTTTTTCATTACCTTGATTAACTTTTCCCAATTTTCCGTGTCCGCATCACGCTGGACAGACTCGGCGGCATCACGCACACCGGCTCTCTGGAAAATATCTTCTCTCTCTTTACGAGAAAATCCTTCACGGGCAAGCGCCATTTCTAATGTGCGTTTTGCCTGTGCTTTAGTCTGTTTTTCAGTATCCTTTGCAGGAGCAGTCTTTGTATCAATCAATTCATCCGCAAAACCATATTCAATCGCGTCATCTGCTCCTATCCAGGTTTCATTATCCATCATCTTCGCAATCTTATTCTCCGGGGCCGATGCCCTGCTAACATAAGCCGTAAGAATAGCCTTATCGAATTGCTCAAGCGCATCCGCAGCGTCACGTAAGTCGTTTTTATTTCCCATTACGATAGACCAGGCGTTGTGAATCATTAAAAATCCAATTTTGGAGATCTTGATTGTATCCCCGGCCATAGCAATAACAGAGGCGCCAGAAGCGGCAAGCCCAAGGATATTTACTGTAACGTTTCCTTTGTGCTGGGCTAAAAGATTATAAATCGTTGCCGATTCAAACACATCTCCGCCTGGGGAATTAATATTAACAATGACGTCTTTATCTTCACCGATAGACCTAAGCGCTGCAGACATTCTCTTCGCCGTAAATCCCTCGCCGAAATAATCTGAGCCGATCACATCAAAAATATCAATGGACGCCGTGTCTTCTTTATTCTCAGCGACTATGGTTTTATCCCACCGCGCAAGAATACCGTCACTAATCTTATTACGCGTAAAATTAAGTCCATCAGTCTTTAATAGTAAATGTTTTTGCTTCATTTTTATTCCCTCCGTTCTCAAGATATATCAATTGCTGGTCTATGAATAATTTATTTCCGGCAGGGTCAGGAGGTAATCCTTCTTGACTTCTGCATTCATTCGGGGTCATAACGCCGCTTCTAATTGCTACTTGGTATCCTTCGTATCTTTCTTTTTCTCCTCCGCGAAGTAATTCGTCAATATCAAAATCCGGCTCAACTGTTTCCCGTTCAGAAATATCCAATAACTGCGCCTGAATGCTGTCTTTCATCCTGGTGCGATATGGAGAAAGACCAAGTTTATACCATCCCCGGACGATCTCAGTGATACCTGATCCCCAAACTGTCGATGAGGACATATCATGGATCAAGACAGGGGGGACATCAAAAAACCTACAAATATCCTCAAGTTGGAATTTCCGCGATTCTAAAAGCTGGACGTCTTTCGGAAGCATTGAAGTCGGTGTAAACTTCATACCGGCCTCAAGAACGCGCAGCGCTTCTTCCTTCCCGCTCGTTATATCGTTAAAACTCTCTTTTATTTGTTTGCGCTGGATGGGAGTAAGGATTTTATCAATAGACAAAACTCCTCCCAGCTTAAATCCGCTGTTAGAAAGCCGGTTAACGCTTTCCTCAGCTCCAAGAGAAATCCCCAAACTATTTCTTGCTTGGTCTAAAGGAGACAATCCGATAATTCCATTGCCAAATAATTTAAGATGCCAAATATTATCCGAAGTATATGGATATACTTTCCCGGATGCATAATATTTATGGATTACGTTACCGTCAGGACTAAGAACAGTTTCAACCTGCGATGTCATTAACGGCAATAATGATATTATATCCTTACCGGAAGAATCCCTCTCGATGAGAGAATAGGCATTGCCACGGAAGGTAAGCTGGTAATATAAAGTCTCAAAGAACTCACTTCTTGTTTGATATCTGTTCGGTTTCCATCGTAATAAACGATACAATGGATGGTCTGTGATAACTTGTTTATCAACTATCCGGCCGGAAGGATTGCGTTTAATAGAAAAAAATTGAATAGGCAAGGAAGCCATTGTTTCTGCTGTGCGCCGGATGCAGGCAAAAGCGGAAGAAATCTGTAAAGCCGTATCGTCATTTACGGTCTTTGCAGTCATCCTCCCGGATGTTGGTATCAAACTCTGTGTTCCTGCGTCCCTACGGGTGCCGCTACCAGTAAAGAAACTTATAATTGACCTTAGCAAGCGACCTCCTTATAAAATAACTGCAAAATAAAAAGGCCGACTCCGCCGTGCACGGAATCGGCCTAAAAGCTTTTGACGGGGAGCGACCCCATCGTTGTATCTCTATTATCTCATTGCGCTACTTACAAAATCAAGGAATACTCCCTAAGCTTTGGGAAGAAATTATCTTATAGTTATAGGGTCGTTGAGGAAGTCATCGAGATCGCCTTCTTCTTCCATGTTTTGCCCTATCATAATTCCGTTAGCCATTAATAAAGCCGTCATATCGTCAATTTTATCTGCGCTTTTCTTTTTATCAGGAGCCATGTTCATGTTAGCGTCGGTCCTTGTAACTATATTCGAAGCGCACCAGGTCAAGACCGGGTCACCGCCATGTCTAAATCTGCCTGAAATATAGGTTTCCTCAAAGTTTTTCATTGATGGGTGATATGACTTAGGTCCTTGGATAAATTGAACCATCTCCACATCCTCGGTTGTAAGCTTTGACGCTATCTGCGCTGCATTCCATTGGTCAAAAGCAACAGCAACAAGATTAAAGTTATCCTTAACCCATAGGACTTTATTGAATATTACGTCATAGTCGGTTACTTCTCCGGACGTTTCAAGCATAAAACCAGCTCTAACCCATCCCGCATAGGGGACAAGATTTCTTTGTGTCCTAATAGCAACTGTGGTCTGCGGGACCCAACGCCAACCGTGAGTATATAATATCCCGTCTTTCTTCCAGACTAAACGGAATGAGGCAAGGTCACGGGTGCTTGCTAAATCAAGGGCCCCGTAGCAAGGTTCGTCTTTCAATCCCTCAAGCGGTACTTCCCCGGCGCAGGCCTTCCATTTTTGCAAATCAATCCAACCGTTTGCGGTTGAGCTCTGCCTATTCATACGCTTAATTAAAAATTCGGCGTGGCGGCCGGGCATTGATTTGGCTTCTGTCGCCTCTTTACGTATAGCTTTTAATAAGGGCTCTGAGACTGAAATTAGAGGATTTGCTTTCTCCCAAATACTCTCGTCGAACTCATCATCCTTGTCATCTATGGCATAAAAGATAACAAGAAAGTGATCAGCCTCAATTACCCCCTCAAGGACCTGCTGACCGAATTTACGCATTTCCGGCCAAGGTCCCGGGGTTTCATATCCTTCCGTAGTAGTGAAAAGAAACAACGGGTTTCTGCGGCCGCCGGCAGCTGATTGTAGAACGTTTAAGAGATCATGGGTTTTGTGGGCGTGGATTTCATCAAGAACAGCGCAAGAAGGATTAAGGCCATCCTGTGTGGATGCTTTGGCGTTAATGGCTTTGAATAATCCACCGTTATCGTAACAAGATATTGCCCGAGTAAAACATTCTACATTGAAAGCCTCTCTTAATTGTGACTGTTTATCAGCCATTCTCTTAGCGATTTTAAATACAATTGCTGCCTGATCACCAGTTGTTGCGGCGGAAATAACTTGCGGACCTTTCTCATTCTCCATTGTGAGGCAATAAAGACCGATTCCTGCGGCAAGTGAGCTCTTGGCATTTTTACGACTCATCGCGAATAATACCGAAGTAAACCTACGCGTACCGTCTAAGTTTCTGAATCCGAACAAATTACAAAGAAAAAATACCTGGAATGGCTCAAGCGTGATATTATCGGTTTTCCATGTTCCCTCTACATGAGGAAGGTTAGAGATAAAATCACAGATATTGTTCGCTTCTGTCTGGGAATATTGGAATGAATTTCCTAGCCTTTTAGCCCGGTCGAAGTCTTTAAGAAAACGCTCGGCGGAAAGCCTGATCCACTTACCAAAGCGTTTGTTGTTTTTTATATCAAGTGCTTCTTTTGCATAATTCTTGGCGATATCTGTCCAATTCTCTTGATGAATGACTTCCAAGGGCTTATGGACAGCTACACCTTTTTTTCTTCTATTGGTCGACCTGGGTGGTCTCATTTCTTCATCGCCTTTAACTTAACAAAGGGATTTTTCTCAATAAGCTTGCCAGGTCCTGAAATCATCTTTATTCTTGAAGCTGGGGTCATACCGAGTTGGGCGGCATAAAATACCATATCTCTTTGAGCGTCTCTGCTAATAGTAACTAAAGGATGCACCTTTAAAGTTCCCCCTTCCCCATATATGCACAATCCACCATTAGGAGAATTACTCTTATATATCTCCTTTTCGGCATTTTGCCATCTTACAAAAGCTGAACAATAAGCTCCCAATACTGCAACGTCTATTTTCTTCAGCTTAGTTACTGAACGAAGTAACTCGATAGTCTTATCCCAAGCCGCGGATTCTTCTTTAGTGAAATGACCTGGCATATCAGGAGAGACAAACTCCTCGTTTAGCTCATCCATAACCTCGGCAGCCAAAGGTGCTGTGCCGTGGAGTACCTGTAAAGCCTTGCTTTTTGGTAATGGACCGCGTCTTCCCATCTTTTACCTCAATTTTCCAATATCCCCATTTCCTGAAAACTGGGTTTCACAAAAAAATGGCTGGGAGCCCGATTTCCGTCGATGACCTCTTTTACTTTTTTACTCCCCCCGTATCTCATTGCATTGCTTATACTTACAATCTATACTAATATGG